GTGAGCCGTGTCCAATAGTGCACGCAACGCTCCCGTAAGCGCCGCAGCAAGCCCGCCAATGAGGTGAGGTAATCCGATAGCATATGCGCCCCTCCAGGGTATGAATTTAAACTCGATGATCCAGTCCAACTTGGACATGGCCTCATCACCTTGCTCCCAATTCCGATACAAGCCGACGACTTTCGTCTCGGTTTCATCGATCATCAGAATGTATGGCGCTGTTTCGCCGCTCGAGTGGGTGTCGTCGTCCAGTTCCAGCCACGTATAGCAGTGGAAAACGCGCCGCACGCCGTCTTCGTCGTCGGCATAGTCTCTGCCCTCGACCGAGTTGCTTGCCTTTTCGGAGGCGGTTTGCTCTGGCTCGGTGCTTGCCTTGATGTAGCTTGTGTCGCGATACAGGCCGCGCTTGATTCGCTGCTTGAATTCGAAGTCCGTGATGTCGTCGACCTCGGTCACACGCTGAGCGGTGTAGAAGTTGGCGGCCGAGAACGGCAGCAGGATGTTGTCGATTGGCACAAACTCCACGCAGGGTCGGCGCTTCTGGTCGTCGTACCACATCTTGAGGTACTGTGAGCCACCAAGCGGCAGTTGCGTGAGCATCTGCTCCTCTTCGTCGCGGAACTCTTCGATCTGGGTGGTCAACTGCCAGTTCATCCAGTCCCGCTTGCGCTCGGCAACTTCTGTTTTCTCGTCGGTGATCTTGCCAACAATGCTGGTTCGCACCGGCCCATCGGTCGGAAACAGTTCCTTGATGGCGCTGGCCGCAAAATCTACGCAGGACTCGGCCATGACGGGGTGCACCACGCGGCTGGCACCTTGGAACTGTGCTCCACCAGGGGCGTCGTCACCCATGCCGGTGCGCTTGATGCCCTCTTCGTACTGCTTGTCGCGCTTCTTGCGGGCCTCTTTGTCCTTGGCAAAGTATTCCACGTAGCGCAGGGCAATGCGGCCCAGGTCAACGGAACTGATTGTGTCGGCCAAGTTCTCATAAAAGTCCGTGTCCTCGGACGGCCCCATGCGCTCCTCGCCCATGCTGACCACGGCCGACCCGTCCTCAAGCTCCTCAACGTCGGGCATGTCCTCGTCGGGCATGTCCACCGTTGCGGTTCCGTCACGGTTTTCCTTCAACCCGGAAATAAAACGACCAAATTCTGGGTCGACTGGGAACTCTGTAGCCATGTGACTGTCCTTGTGCTATTATTAACTCGGAGTTAAAACAACGGAGAATGAAATGAGCAAGTACGACGAAGCAATTGCGTTTCTGAAGGGTGTTGAACCCGGAAGTTACTTTGACGAATGCGCCGCCATGATGGAGGAGCTTCTTGCCCAAGTGCACCAGCGCAAGCGGCCGCGTACCACCCTGACCCAGTCAGACATGGCTGAGCGGCGGGCGCAATCATTTGGCGCTGAGGCTTGGTACAAGCGGAACTCACCGGGACTCCCCCGCCATACTTGAGGCCGAGTAACCCAGGGCGGCAAGGGCCGCAGCAGGCGAGTAGCCTTGACGAATGAGCGCAACGGCCTTGGGCCAATCCGCCTCGGCAAAGAACCGGCGGGTTTCTTGGATGTCGCCACGCGAGTCGGGTAAATCCTTGTCGCGCTTGATCTTGCCTTTGAGTGCGGTGCGCACGTCTTCGGACTCACCAAGTTTGAGTGCCACGTCCTCGGGCAAGTACGACAACTCTTTGAGCAAACCCTTGGTTGCGTCTCCGCTGTACGGCTCGGTGGCCGTGAAACCATCTACCGTGTATTTGCCAACGCCAGGGCCAAAGCCGGAGGTGTTGAGCGAAGGCTCAATCATGGACGGGTACGCCTTTTCTAGCTGGGCCTTCTTGGACTTCATCATCTTTCGCAAGTCGCCCGCCGTGGCCCTGGAGTCAAACGGGAAGACGGTTGCACCTCGGCTGGTGGGGGCCACGCCGTAGCCAACGTCGCCCAGGATTCTGGTCATGTCTTCCATTTGCTTGGCGTCCGGCAACACGCCGCTGTATGGCTCCTTGAGCCTGTTTGGGTTGCGGCCACGGGTGTCCATCACCAGGGAGTTTTTGCCCTTGACGGCATCCATGGTGTTGGGCATGTTAAAGCCGTAAGCAGCCTGGGCATCTGTCAGCGCACGGAACCGCTCAACTGCGTTCATGGTCTGCTGCGTCAATGGCGACGCCAAACCTCCGCCGCCGGTTGGGAAGTCTGCCAGCACGCGTGCCAGCTTGACGGGGTTGTGCTCGGCAATGCTTGATCCCTCGGGAAAATAAGCGCCAACGCCGTCCATGGTTGGCACTTGGCGGTAACCCAGAGCGCCGTAGAGCGAGTCCCGTCTACCGGCACCAACCTCGGGGAACTCATTGAGCTTGGACTCTGGGGCCGGAACATCCCAGCGGCCTTTGTTTCCGTAGGCAACCTTGTCTGCCATGGGAGCGTTGAGCATGCTCGGGACATGGCCCGTGGTTACGCCGGGAATGGCCTCATGTGTCGCCGAGGCAATGTGCTTGTGCATGTAATCTTCGGCCGTGTTGTTGGCGTCACGCAGGGACTGCTTGATGCCCTCAAGCCTGTCGCCCTTGTACCGGGCGTCCTTGCCACGCAAGTGCAAGTCTTGGCCCTTGCCGTAAACCCAGGGCACCTCTTGAATCTGTGGGCCAGCCCAATCGGTTTTGCCGCCAACGCCAGCCTTGTTGGCTCGGTCAACTTGCAGCGCCGTCTCTGCGTCCATGAACGGGTGCATGGTTTCCGAAACGCCAGCCTTCCAGGGCTTGCCCGCCGGGTCGGTATACCCCATGCCCTGTGCGCGACGGAAATCGTTCACACCGAACAAGCCTTTGTTGGGAATGCGGGGATCGTTTTTGTTGGCATACTCGCCAATCTTGAAGCCCATGTTTGCTGGCCGATCCCCGGCCACGGCGCTGTCCAGCGTGCGCATCGGTGCGCCACGGTAGGCCATGGCAGGTTCGCCAGCCACGCGGCTGTTTAAATGCTTCAAGCCAAAACCCAATTCGGACTCTGGGCTGACCCCAGCGGAGTACACGCCGTGCGTCTCCAGGCCGCGATCCAGTTGGTACGGCTCATGGCTTGCGGCAATGCCCTGCTTGGCTCGGTCATACCAAGTGCCCATGCGCTCGGGGTCTGCCAGCTTGACGGCGTCCACGGCGTCGGTGAAGTCGGTGTCCATGCCCTTGCGCATGCCGCCCAAGCCCTGGCCGCTTGTCACGGTACGGGGCGCTCCGACGTAACCGTCTTTGGTTGGCTTCAAGTGCTTGCCTGCGCGTGCAGCACGCAGCACCGCCTCATCGCCTTGTTGCTCGGCCATTTTGCGGTAGTAGTCGGCCTCGACCTTGTTGCGCGGGCCTTTGGATTTGCGCCCAACGCTTGGGCTTTGAGCCACGTCGTCCACGCTGTCATCGGACATCTTGCCAACCTTTTTGGCGCGGGCGGCCTCTTGCTCTTGCTTCTGGCCCCACTTCTCAAGCACGGCCTTTTCTTCTGGGGTGTACTCGCGTGGGGTGAGCGGCGACTTGGATTTACCGAATCGCTTCTTGGCCCCCTCGAGTATCTTTCGAACTTTGCCAGCCTCGGCGTCACCGGGTGCCCCGGACATGATGGCAGCGGCCGCCAGCTTGCCAGCCTTGCCGAATGGAAGGGCCATCAATGCTAGGTCGAGCGGCTCTTGCGGTATGAACAGCGTCTCGACAATCTTGTCGCCGATGTCAGACTTGCCAGCACGCTTGGCTTTCATCTGAGGGTAAACCCCAAACGCTGCGCCTTCATCAGACCGTGCGTCGCCGCCTTCCGCAAAGCGCCGGTACATGTTTGGTGCCGGTGCCTGGGTAACGTTGCGGCGGGTCGTGCTTGCTGGTTGGGTGTAGTTGATCCTGGGCTGCGTTCGCTGGGGCGTCAAGTTGTACTGGTACTTTGGCTGGGGCGTCGGCGTGTAGCTGGGCGTGAAACCTGACTGGCCGGGGGTGTAGTTGAATGACTTCGCCAAGGCGGGCTGCGTCTTGCCGCCAGCGGCCATGTGCGCCAATCCACCGTGAGCTTTGCTGAGCTTCACGCCCGGCACGTCGGAACCCTTGGGTGCCACCATCAACTTTTCGTACACGTCATGCGGATCACTGCGGCCAACCCTCACGCGGCCAACCACGTCGCCCATGCCAAACAGGTCGCCTCGGCTCCTGGGTCGAAGAGTTGGGTTCGCGCCGCTCATGGTGTTGTATAGCTCGGTGGGCGTGGCGTACTCGGTTGCCATCCCGTACTTGTGGCCCACATCGCCCTTCTCGATGGTCGCCAGGAAGTTCAGGTCGTTCAGGATCGGGTCGCCGCCCTCGGGCTTGAACAGACCCTTGCGCACCAAGTTGCTCTTTGTATACGATCCGGTTTTGGGGTCAAGCACCTCGAGGCCGGACTCCCTGGCGGCGGACATCATGGGGCGGTTGGTCTTGGGGTCGATGACCACGCCGACGTCGTCCATGATCCGCCCGTCCATGATCTCGCCGGTGCGCGGGTTGATGAAGGCACCGGACGGAAAGTCGGCACGCTCCTTGCCGCTCAGGGCCAGGACTCGCTCGACCAGTTTTTGCTGGCCTGGGAACTTGTCGGGTTGCAGGAACCAGCGGTTGGGCACCGGCACGATTGACGTGCGGCCCTCTGCTCCAACGCGGCCGACCATGTCGCCCACCTCGGACATGGCGCTGCTGAATGCCTTCTTGGCCGCGCCGCCTTTGCCGAACTCCCTGCGGTATCCCATCTTCCACTCGCGCTCACCTTCCGGGCCTTGGCTCAGACCGGCGGTCAGTTGCCCCTTGGGCAGGCGCTTGGATAGCTCCAGGGCCGACTCACGGGTCTTGGGGTTGTGGCGCAGCATGGCACGCATAACTGCATTGCGGTACTCGGCCTCGAGCGAGTGCGGGTCGGACTTGGCTCGGCGCTCCAGGTTGCCGATGCCCTTGAGGGTCAACTCACCTTCGCCCATGGGGATGGTCATACCGGCACCGTACTCGACGCCACGCTGGTCACCACGGGCTGACAGTGCGGGGCGCATGCCCTTCGATTCGGACTCGGGCAGGTCGCGCATGCTGGCCCGGCCTTCTTTCAAGATGCGGTCGATGCCGGAGGTTATGTCAGCCATGTGTGCCATGAGCTTGTCGTCGGGGTGCTCGAGCATGTCGTCGGGCTGTCCACCGTCGGCCATGTGCGGCATGTCGTGGCCGAACTCGCTCAGGAAGGCTGCTGCCTCTGGGTTCATCTCAATCATGGCATCCCCTGGGGTTGATGTAGGCGTAGGGTTCGTTGGTGCGCTTCATTGACGACTCGGCCGCCTTGAGGTCTTGGAGCACCTCGCGCTGGACAAGCTCGAGGTCGTGCATGGACAGGTGGGCGTCAATCACGCTCCACGTCTTGACTTCCCACAAGATGCGCGGGGCCATGTGCAAGCGCACGCGCAGACGGTACGTGGTGGCCTTGTGGGTGGCGAAGTTGTACCAAGCCCACATCAGGCGAAAGCCGCCCTTTGCGCCGCTGAAGTTCAGGCCCAGTTTGATGTGGCGGCCCTCGGGTGTGTAGTGGATCATGTCTTTACATCGAGTAGGGGTTTTCCAACCTGGGTCGGATGTCAACGTATCCGTCGTCGTCGTCATCATACCTAGGCTCGGGGTCGATGTCCAACCAGCCCATGTCCTTCAAGATGCGGATGGCCTGGGTGGCGCTGTCGACGTAGTCGTCGTGAGTGCTGTCGGGGAAGCTGCACAGTTGAGACAGGAACGGCTCGGCCCAGTCCTTGACGAACCCTGCTCGACGGTCGGACTCAGGTATCCAGACGCGCTTGGCCGCGATGACCGAGGCTGCGATCTGGAGGCGCTGCATCTTGTCGGCACGCCCTGGGTTGTAGCTGCGCACCGGCAGATGGGCACGCTGTAGCTCCTGGATCAGGCTGATGCCTGCGGCCTTGTCCTCGACCAGGATCAGGTCGGGCTTCTTGGCGTCCTTGCCTTCGCCGTAGCTCACCCGGAACTCATCGATCACGCGGGGCTTGAGGTCGGGGAATGACAGGTGCTCACCCCAGGCATCGAGCAGCATGACGGACATGGGTGCATCGTCGGGCTTGAACACGCCCCAGCTTGTGGCCGCCGTCGGGTCGTTGTGGGTCTTCTCGCTGAAGGCGCAGTCGTAGGACTGGAGCACGAACTCGAGCTTGGGGAAGGGCTTGCCTGGGGGCCACAGTCGGAACATGCTGCGGGTGACCACCTTGCCCTCTTCCATGTCGACCAGTTCGCCGAGCACCTCCTGGTTGTACAGCTTGCTGCCCTTGTACTGCTCAAGCTGCTTTTGGAAGCTGGGTGCCAAGTTGGCCTTGTTCTCGTAGGTCGATGCGCGGTCGATCACCACGTCGTCACCCTCCCGCCCGACCAGTTCGATGATCAGGTCTTTGGGCTTGGGCGTGGTGGTCACGATCACCCTGGGCGACTCACCCAGGCGCAGGCCGAACATCATCATGTCCCAGGCATCTTGCAGGTACTGGAAGGCGGCCAACTCGTCGCACCATGCATAGTGCCACTGAGGGCCACGCAGGCGCTCGTAGCTGTCGGCGCTGATGCCCCGGATGATCGACCCGTTGGTCAGCTTGATCTGGTGATCCTG